TAGTTCAACCAATATGCAGCTTGTAATAGAATCAACCGATAGCGTATCATATGGGATCAAAGTTTATAAAGATGGGGTGTTAAGAAGAGAAGAAACAGAATTAACAGGAAATACAACAATGGTACAGGGTGAATTAGGAATACAGGGTTGGGTTGTATCTCCAGGTCAATTTCAAACTTTTGCTGCAGGCGATTGGACTGTAAGTGTTACACATACTGCTGATAAAACTTTAACAAAATGTAGATGGATAGTACAACAAGAAGAGGGTGGGTTTGCATCACAATCTTTTGATGCCGCACCATTTACAGCTTTTAATCAGTTTGACTTTGTAATTACAGAACAGATACCTGAAATGAAAGTTATAGATTTTTTAACAGGTTTGTTTAAGATGTTTAACCTTGTAGCATTCGAGCAAGAAGATGGAAGTATATTTGTAAACACTTTAGATGCTTTTAATTCTACAGGAACAAGTTATGACATTACAGAGTTTGTGGATGTAAGCTCTAGTCAATCAAATGTAGCATTACCTTATAGTGAAATTATATTTAGATTTGAAGGTTTAAAAAGTTTTCTGGCTAATGCTTATAAAGAAATTAACAACGAAGAGTGGGGAACATTAAGATATAATGAGGATAGCTTAGATACTAAAATAGATGGTGGTAGTTATAAGGTAGAGCTACCCTTTGAGCATTTTATGTTTGAAACATTATTCGATATAAACGATACGACAGGAGGGACTAAAACATCTATACAATGGGGATGGAGTGTAAATAAAGATCAACAGCCTGATAAAGATTTACCTTTACTTTTTTATCCTATACACCGAACAGCATCATTAGCAATCTCTTTTCAAGAATCTGCATCATCAGCAGTAAGTTTGACAAGTTATAATGTGCCATCTAATAGTTTAAGCCTTACAGCTAGCACAAGCACAGCAAATATAAACTTTGGATTAATGACTAATGAGTTTTCAGGAGATTCTGCATTTACTGGTACTTTGTTTGAGAATTATTATAAAACATATATACAAGATATATTTAACAGAAGAAACAGATTGCTAAAATTAAAAGCATATCTACCGCAGAAAATATTAATTAACTATAATTTAAATGATGTCTTTGTAATAGATGGTAAAGAATATAGAATTAATAGTATTAAAACAAATCTATTAACAAATAAAAGTGATTTAGAACTAATTGTAAAGATATGATAAAAACAATATTAGAGGGTTTGAAGTTTGCAACAAACGAAACGGAAGAAATAAGAATCGCAAAGGGAAAATATAAATTAGCTACAAATCTAAGGGAAGCAATTAAACAAATTAAAGATGGCAGAAGAAAGAGTAATTAGGATTAGGGGTGATCTGAAACAAGCAGAGCAATCCTTTAAAGAACTTAATGATACAATATTAGAGCAGAAAAAAATAACTATTGAGTTAGAAGAAGAACTGCTTAGATTAAAAAGAATCCAAGAAGATATACCTAAATCTCAATTAGGTGCTAGAAAAAAGGTACAAGCATCTATTGACAGAGTAACAGATTCATTAAAAGAACAGAGGATTGCGATGAAACGTTTAAATCTTCAGAAGCAAGAAGCTAAAGCAGATATAAGTTTTCAGAAAAGACAAGGGTTTATTTCTAAGGAATTAATTAAGAGCAGAGAAAATACTGCTGCTCTAAATATGGTAACAGGTGGATATTTTGGGCAACTACGAAAAGGTGTAAAACTTTTAAGGCTTGCAAGATTAGGATTTATAAGTGCTACAGCGGGTGTACGTATTTTTACTAAGGCATTAATAGCAACAGGAATAGGTGCAATAGTTGTGGCTGTTGGTTTGTTAATAGCAAACTTTGATAAGATAAAAAAATTAGTAAGTGGTGTAAGTAGCGAAACAACTGATCTTTTAAAGAAACAAAGTGATGCAGTAGCAGAAGAGGAAAAAAGATTTAAGGCAATAGAGGGATCAGAAAACATCCTAAAACAACAAGGCAAAACAGAGAAAGAAATATTAGGCTTGAAAATGGCTCAAACTAAAGCGGTTATATCTCAATTAGAAGCACAATTAGAAACACAGAAACAAATAAAAGAATCACAGTTAGAAGCTGCTAAAAGAAACAAAGAAATATTATCTGGAGTATTGCAATTTATATCAGCACCATTAACAATTTTATTAAGAAGCATAGATGCTATTGGTAAACAGTTTGGTAAAGATTTTGGATTGACAGAGGGATTATTTGGGGGAATAGCTGAGTTAGTTTTTGATCCTGAGAAAGTAGAGGAAGAAGCAGATAAATCTATTGAAACTACACAGAACAAATTAAACACCTTAAAAAATACTTTGGCAGGTTTTGAAAATAGTGTAACACAGATAGAAGATAACGAACAGGCAAAGAGAGATGCAAACGCAATCAATAGAGAAAAACAAAAGGCTTCTGAAATAGAAGCTATTAGACAGGCTCTTATAGATACAGATGCAGAAAGACAAGCAGAAGAAATTAGAAAAAACGAGGAACATTTTGCTAAACTAAGACAACAAATTATTCAGCATTATGGGATTATGTCACCTTTACTTGCAGAATTAGATGAAGCAGAAAAAAAGAAACTAGCAGAGATAAATGAGAAATACAAAAAAGCAGAAGTAGAGATAGAAGAAGAAACACAGGTAGCCAAAAAAAGTGCTTTAAGTATCTTCGCAGATGCATCCCAAGCAATGAGCAACTTGTTAGGAAAACAAACTGCTGTTGGTAAAGCATTTGCAGTAGCTAGTGCCTTGATGAATACTTATGAAGCAGCAAACAAAACATTAAAAGATGAAACAATACCTAATACCTTTGCAAGAATTGCTGCTATGTTTACGGTAATATCTACAGGTATTGGAAACGTAAAAAATATAATGTCAGTAAAAGTGCCAGGACAAAGTGGTGGAGGTGGTGGATTACCATCAACAGTGGCACCAGGATCTGCAGCACCTGCATTTAATATAGTAGGCGCATCTCCAGAGAATCAATTAGCACAAAGCATAGCACAACAAGAACAACAACCAGTACAGGCTTTTGTTGTAAGTCAGGATGTAACCTCTGCACAAAGTTTAGAGAATAATATTATACAAGGTGCAAGTCTTGGAGATTAAAATGCAAAAAAAATAAATTTAATTTATATATAATTATGAAAGTTATAGAATTAGTAATTGATGAAATGGATGAGCTAGGTGGTATTGAAGCAATATCAGTAGTAGAGAATCCTGCGATAGAAGAAGATTTTATTGCTCTTAAATCACAAGAGGTTAAATTAGCAGAGGTAGATAATGAGAAAAGAATCTTATTAGGGGCTTTGTTAATTCCTAATAAACCTATTTACAGAAGTAATGGTGCAGAAGAATATTACATATACTTTTCTAAAGACACAGTACAGAAAGCATCACAATTATACTTAATGAAAGGCAATCAAAATAAAACTACACTAGAACATCAGCATAGTTTAAATGGTTTAAGCTTGGTAGAGAGTTGGATAGTAGAGGATGAAACCCACGATAAATCTAGAAAGTATGATATGAATGTGCCGATGGGTACTTGGATGGGTGCTGTAAAAGTAAACAACGAAAAGATCTGGCAAGAGTTTGTAAAGACAGGAAAGGTAAAGGGTTTTAGCATAGAGGGATACTTTGCAGATAAAATGGAAAGACCTAAAGATAAACCAAAAAGCGAATTAAGTAAAGAAGATAATGCACAAGGTTTAATAGATCAAATAAAAAATATATTAAGTGCATACTAAAAGATTTAAAAAAAAGGTAACAGAATTTGTTACACCGAGTAGAACAAGCCCCTATGGAAGCAGAAAGGGTTGTTTATGTAAGGATGATAGATACCATATAGATTGTTGCGATGGATCGTTACACGCACAGGGTATTGGAAGAATTTAATAAACAAAATGCAAAATAGTAATTTTTAATTTATATAATAATATGAAAGCAACAGAAATGTTAAATAAAATCAAGGATGTAATCAATCCATCCGAAGAGGTGAGATTGGAACAATTAAAGCTAGAGAATGGAACAGTTTTAGAAGCTGAGAAGTTTGCATCTGGCAATGAGGTATTTATTCTTACCGAAGATACTAAGGTAGCTCTACCTGTGGGGGAATATGAAATGGAATCAGGCGATATGCTGAAAATAGAAGAAGAAGGTATTATTGCTGATCTAGGTTATGAGAAAAAAGAGTATGAGGATGAAAAGGAAGAAGAAGAAGAGAAAGAAGATATGAATGAAGAGAAATACCCTACCAAAGATGAGTTTGATGCTCTAAAGAAAATGGTAATGGATATGAAAGAATCAATGGGTAAGAAAGAAGAAATGAGTAATGAATTACCAGAAGAGGTAGTGGAAGAACTATCACAGCCTGCTGCAGAACCTATCAAACATTCTCCAGAGGTAGTAAATGAAAAGAAAAAAGTATTGTACTCACAAAATAGAAGTCAAACGACTATGGACAGAGTGCTTGCAATGATTAATAAAAATAAATAATAATTAAAATCAATAATTAAAATGAGTACAAGAAAAATTAATTTAGATGTAGATAACTCATTAAACAGCTTAACGACAACTTATGCTGGTGAATTTGCAGGAGATTATATCGCTGCTGCACTTTTGAGTGGTGCTACAATTTCTAATGGAGGGATTACTGTAAAGCCCAACATTAAGTATAAAGAAGTAATTAAAAAGGTTGCATCTAGTGGTATTGTTGCAGATGCTACTTGTGATTTCTCTTTAACTGCTGATGCTCTTACTTTAACAGAAAGAATATTACAGCCAGAAGAGTTCCAAGTAAACCTACAATTATGTAAGAAAGATTACAGAAACGACTGGGAAGCGATTGCTATGGGTATTTCAGCTTACGACAATATGCCACCTAAGTTTTCAGATTTCTTAATTTCACACGTTGCTGCAAAAGTAGCAGAGAAAACAGAAGAAACTATCTGGGGTGGTGCGAATGGTAATGCAGGTGAGTTTGATGGATTCGTAACTTTATTTGGATCAGATAGTGATGTGGTAGATGTTACTGCAGGAACTGTAACTGCTGCAAACGTAATCTCAGAATTAGGAAAAGTAGTAGATGCTATACCGAGCAAAATCTACGGAAAAGAAGATCTATTTATTTACATTCCACAAAACGTTGCTAAGGCTTATGTAAGAGCATTAGGAGGTTTTGGAGCATCTGGATTAGGTGCTAATGGTGTAAATGCACAAGGAACACAATGGTGGAACAACGGAGCATTATCTTTTGATGGTGTTAATCTATTTGTAGCACCTGGACTTGCTTCTAACAAAATGGTATGTGCACAAAAGAGCAACCTATATTTCGGTACTGGTCTTTTATCAGATCACGCAGAGGTACGCTTAATTGACACATCTGAAACTCTTGGAGATCAAAATGTGAGAATCATTATGAGATTTACAAGTGGTGTACAGTATGGCATCGGATCAGAAGTAGTACTATATTCATAATATAAGAGGGGGTGTAAAAGCCCCCTTTATTTAATAATTTTAAAAATAATAAACTATGGCGTGTTTACTAACAACTGGTAGAGGACTACCTTGCAAATCTGGAGTAGGTGGATTAAAAGCTATTTACTTTGTGGATTTTGGTGGGTTAGGAACTGCTACTGATGATGGCTCAAATGAGCCTGCAGCATCAGCTTTCGATGGAACAATTAACAACATAACAGGTACACCGACTGCATATAAATTTGATATAAAGGGAAATTCTAGTTTAGAAACAACTGTAAATTCTAGTAGAGAAAACGGAACTACTTTTTACGAAAGTGTTTTAAACTTAACACTACCTTTCTTAGATGCAGGTACAAATCAGGAATTAAAGCTTTTAGCTTATTCTAGACCACAGGTAATTGTAGAGGATTACAATGGAAATAGATTTGTTGTTGGTTATGAAAATGGAGCAGATGTAAACGGAGGTACAATTGTGAGTGGTGCAGCTATGGGTGATCTTTCAGGATTCACTTTAAGCTTTCAAGCGATGGAGAAATTTCCACCACCATTTATGAATGCGACTTCTTTTGCACAAGTAACAGTATCAGGAACCCAAATAGCACCGAACTAATATTTTTTAGTGTGTATTTCAAAAGAGGGGATGTTAATAGCATCCCTTTTTTTATGCAAAAAAATAAACTTTTCTTTATATATTAGTATGAAAGTATTAACCACGAGTTCGAGTTCACAAAATATTAAAATAATACCCAGAGAATTTATAAGTAGTGGCACATTAAAAGTTAGAGATGAATCTACTAATAAAAGTTATACTTATAGTATTAGTGCTACAACAGTTGGTAATTACATAAGCATAGACAACGTTTACACGCATTCTGGGAGCAGTATTTTAAAAGAGGGTAGATTTTATAATCTAACTTTAGAAAGTGGCTCTAATGTAATATATAGAGATAAAATATTTGTAACAGATCAAACATTAGATCAAGCTACAAATAACTATTATGATATGAATGATAGCGATTATGTCACAGAGAACTCTTTTGATAATGATTATATTATAGTATGAACGATTTAAGAATAGTAAACCTAGCAACATATACTACTCCAAACATAGTAGAAAAGCCTTATCAGGACTGGATAGCATATGGGGAAGATAATAATTACTTTCAGTATTTAATAGATAGATATAATGGAAGCCCTACGAATAGTGCTTGTATGAACGCTATTAGTGAAATGATTTATGGTAAAGGCTTAGATGCTACGGATAGCAATAGAAAGCCAGAAGAATATGCTAAAATGATTTCTTTGTTTAATAAAGATTGCACTAGAAAACTATGTTATGATTTAAAACTTATGGGGCAATGTGCGATGCAAATAATATATTCTAAGGATAGAAAAACAATAGCACAAGTAGAGCATATGCCTGTTGAAACATTAAGGGCTGAAAAATCTAACGAGGATGGGGATATACCTGCATATTTTTATTTTCAGGATTGGAGTAAATATAGAAAAGGAGATAAGCTAACAAGAATACCAGCATTTGGTATGAGCAAAGAAAGCATTGAGATCTTATACGTAAAGCCCTATCGTGCAGGTTTTAAATATTATTCTAGCCCTGATTATGCAGGTGGTTTACAATACGCAGATCTAGAAGAAGAAATATCTAACTATCATTTAAACAACATACTAAACGGACTTGCACCAAGTATGCTAATTAATTTTAACAACGGAACACCTAACGCTGAAGAAAGAGAATTAATAGAAAAAAAGATATATCAGAAATTTTCAGGCAGTAGTAACGCAGGTAAATTTATACTTGCTTTTAATGATGATCCAGCTACTGCTGCAAGTATCGAGCCAATACAATTAAGTGATGCACATAATCAATACCAGTTTCTATCTGATGAAAGTGCTAAAAAAATATTAGTAGCACACAGAGTTGTAAGCCCTATGTTAATTGGTATTAAAGACAATACAGGTTTAGGTAATAATGCAGATGAATTAAAAACTGCTAGTATATTAATGGATAACACAGTAATAAGACCTTTCCAGAGATTGTTAATAGATGCTTTTGATCAAATATTAGCATTCAACGATATATCACTAAAATTATATTTCAAAACATTACAACCATTAGAGTTTACAGATTTAGAGGGAATAGAGGATGATGAAACTAAGGAAGAAGAAACAGGTGTAAAACTTAGCAATGAGTTAACAGATGATTATGCTAATGTATTATTAGACAGCTTACAGGGAGAAACAATGAGTGAGGAATGGGAAGAGGTAGATAGTAGAAACCATTGTGATAGCAATAAGAGTGTAGAAGAATGGGCTACTGAAAGCATAGAGGTAAAGAAAACAGGATTACAAAAGCTACAAGATTTTATTAAATCTAAACCAGATGGATTTAGTTACCTAGATAAAAGCTTTTATAAAGTAAGATACAGATATAAAGAAGAATACCCAAGTAGCAACTCTAGAGATTTCTGTATAAGAATGATGATTAGAAGCAAAGGCAATGTGGTTTATAGATTAGAGGATATAGACAAAGCTAGTAGAGATGGTGTAAATAAATCATTTGGACATAATGGGGAAGCATATGATTTGTTTAAATTTAAAGGTGGTGTTAACTGCGGTCACGTCTGGGAAGAGGTTTTATATAGATTGAAAGATGCCACTAAAAAAAGCGAGAAGATAAAAGATTACAATGAAGTAGATAGCATACCCAAAAGTTATAAAGCAAAACCTGTAGGATCAAAGGAGAGCAAGGTAGCACCATTTGATATGCCTAATAGAGGACATCACCCAGATTATAAAGGATAAGATATGGCAACAGTATTATTTATTAAAAGATCAGATTTAATTAAAAACACCATAATGGATGGCAATGTGGACACAGACAAGTTCATCCAGTTTATTAAACTAGCACAACAGATACATATAAGAAACTATTTAGGATCTGATTTATATAATAAGATTAGTACGGATATAAGCACAAGTAGTTTAGGTGGTAACTATTTAGCATTAGTTAATGATTACATACAACCAATGCTTATACATTTTGCTATGATGGATTACTTGCCTTTCGCTGCTTTTAGTGTTAAGAATGGGGGAGTGTTTAAGGGATCTAGTGAGAATGCGGAAACAGCAAGTAAAAGTGAGGTAGATTATTTAGTAGCTAAGGAAAGAGAGTTTGCAGAATATTATACTAGAAGATTTATAGATTATATGAATTTTAACAGCAATCTATTTCCAGAATACACAAGCAATAGTAATGAGGATATTAACCCAGATAAAGATGCAACATTTAATGGATGGGTGTTATAAACCCAAAAAGAGAAACGAAGTAAAATTAAAAAAATATATAAATGGCAAACACGATAAATTGGGGAATAGGGTACAGCTACAGTTATTGGGGCAACGCAACAACAACCAATAGTTGGGGTGATGATTATATAGTAGAGTATTTAACTTCGGATCTCAGAAGAAGAGTGCAGATATACGAGAACAACACAATGACAATACAACTATTAGAGAATATACAATGAGTTTACTACAAAAGGCATCCATAATAACCACACCTACAGCTTATGCTGAGGATTACTTATATTCTATAAAACCTGCATTAAAAGTTAGTGATACAGAACTTGTTAATAATGGTGATTTTAGTGATGGATTGACAGGTTGGTCAGGGTCAAACCCACCTACACTAAACGCTGATAATTCAGTTACTTACGATGATGCAGGGGAAAATATATTTAGGTCTTGGTCTAAAATAATAGGTAGACGATATAGGTTAACTTTTGATGGAACAGGTTCTATAAGGTATAGAACAGGTTTTGCAGGTAGTGATGGTACTATAGTATCAAAAAATTTACCCTGTGAAGTTGATTTAGTAGCTACATCGAATACAAATAGAATACAAATTTATGGAGCTTCAGGTGGTGTTATAGGTATATTAAAATCTGTATCTATTAAAGAAGTGACAGATGCCGACTTTGACTTTACACGAAACTCAACAGGAACAAGAGTAAACGAAGATTATCTTATAGAAGATGTGCCTTATAATTTAGCTTCTTATTCAGAAGATTACTCACAATCTTTTTGGGCAAAAACAAGAGTTACAATTACTACAAATGTTATTATTGCTCCTGATGGCACTTTAACTGCTGACAAATTAGAAGCGACTACAACTCAGGAAGCGTATGTACAAGGGGATGTTATAGTTCAAGGCAGTAAGCAAACTTTATCTTTTTACGTTAAACAAGGTAACACAAATTATTGTCATTTATTATTGTGGGATAAAACTGCTAATGGTGCAAGACAATGGTTTAATATAAATAATGGAACAGTAGGCTCTACAACTTCTTTCGGTAGTGGTGTAACAGTTGCTTCAGCAAGTATAGAAAGCGCAGGTAATGGATGGTTTAGGTGTAAGGCTGTTTTTAACAACACAGATGCTACAATAGGTGTAAGAATAAATGTATCAGATAATGATGCAGATGGGAACCCAAGTGTAGGAGATTTTATATATATATGGGGTGGGCAAATAGTAAAAGGCGACAAACCAAAAGACTATCTAAAAACAACAGACAGATTAGACATACCAAGAATAGACTACACAAACGGAGAGCCGAGTATCTTGCTTGAACCTCAGCGAACAAATTTGATTGCTAATAACAGTACAGCAGGAATAG